CTCCATAATCTTTCGAATGTTTTCCCTATCTTCAGTTTCTGTCCCACCATGGACAAAAAACACTTTTCGGTCACCGATCTTCTCAGTGTTCCGAATCATATCGTACAGGACCTGTCCATGCTTGGCAACCATTTGATAGAGTATTAGAGTATTATTACCTAAACTAACTGCAAGATTCTTGATGAATTTGTTTCTGGCCTCACATGCAATCAAGTAAGCTATTTCTTCCTGATAGGTACAGTCTTTCAATTCTTCACATATAGTATCTGGATGTTTCAAAATTAAGCACTTAATGTCGAAGTCTGAAAGCTGTTTCTTGTCAATAAGCTCCTTTGTTGATACAACACGCTTGGTTACACCAAAAAGTCCTTCTAATACTAGCTTGTGTGTTTTGGTGCCATCAAGTGTTCCGGTTAGTCCTATGCGATATTTTGTATTGATTGCAGCCGACATGATACCAGTTAGTGACTGGGCCTTGAACAAATGTGCTTCATCACCAATAATGTAGTCGAATTGTTCAAAGTATTCTTTTGGTAACTGATATAAAGACTGCCATGTGGATATTGTCAATGGCTTCTTTGTGTTCTTATCTTTGCCCTGGTATATCTTGTGCACATTGTTCGGTGTATCAAATCCATTTTTATCAGAATAATCTGCAAAATCTGAGTACAACTGTTCGACCAAAGATGTGGTTGGAACGATAATCAAACCTCTAAGGTTCTGATAGTCCATCAACTGACGTACAATCAAATAGATAATCAAAGATTTTCCTGATGCAGTTGGAGATAGCAACAAAGTCTTACGTTTCTGCATTGCATGGACGAATGCATCTAATTGGTGCTCACGCACTTCAATTGGTCTACCAGCAGAATGTAGATTCAGAGCCGATGCAAACTTCTTAGCATGATACAAAGAGAATTCATCTTCAAGGTCAACGTCATCAAGGTAACTTAATGTGTAATCTCTAGACTCACAAAACTCTTGAAGATACGGTAGTAATCCAAAGTATAGCTGATAGCTACGCAAATCGAACAGGCGAATCTTGCCATCCCAAATTTTGTTTCTAAAAGCAGGAACAAACTGGTGTCCAGGAACAAAGAATGTAAAAAATTCTGATAGTTCTTGTGCTACGTGACGTTCACATTTTACCCTAAGGTAAACTTCATTAACCTTTGTGACTACAAGGTGATCTCTATTGTCCTCCAATGAATCTCTCCCAATCAATATATGATTTAAGTTCCCATGCACGTTGCTTTACTTCAGACATGATGGACTCAATAACAGACACCACTTCTTCATGGTAAATCTTCTTTTCGAGTAGTTTGATGAGGTCTGTGTCAGATTCTAAATAGAACGAAACATCAGATTTAAGTGTGAATTGGAATGGCTCCCAGCCAAGTTCTTGCAACTCGTCTTTAGAAAGTTTACCGGTGTAGTATTCCCACTTGAGTTTACGCATACGCAAGTAATCAAAATTGGCTTTCTTTGAAGCCATCTTGTGCTTGATTAAAGAATCAAGGTACTTACCGTGTAGTTTGGGGATTTTTAAAAGCTCTTTGCCAGGTTCTGTCTGGTCAATATCGGCGTCAGTTTCCCATGATTTAAGAATTTCTTCAAGTTTTAACATAATATACTCACAAAAATTAAGCAGGCGTTATTTCAAAATATTCATACCTGAATGTTGCTGTAGCTGTTAGAATAGTGTCCGCAGATTGCTGTGTGTCAAATTGAATATCTGATATTTGCACCGGAAACATTCTATGGAAGTTTACTCTAACTAATGGATTATTTAGGGCGCTCATAATTGTCAATGTTGCATCGGAATAATATGAAGGTTTTATCGTATTTTGACTTTGTAGTGCACCATACTTTGCTCTATCTTCTAGACTCTTTGGTGAAGCAATTGCCAACATCCACTTGTACAATTCATTCCATGAACCAATTTGTTCATCAATCATAAATTTAACATCAAATTCGCTATAGTTTAGTTTGTTTCCTACGACAGGAACATCAACTAATGGTGTGTTGAATTCAGCAAAACCCAATGAAGCGCCAGGAAGGTTTGCTTCTTGGCAGAAATACTGAACCGTTGGCAATCTATTGAATGCCAATATAAACTTTGACGGCTGTAGTAAATCTGTGCTTACTGGAGTTCTGTTTAATGCACTCATTTATTTTGTAACCTTTTTTGCCTTCTTAACAGCAGGCTTTCTTGGTGCTTTTTTTGGTTTAGCTGGAACTTCAACTGGTGCAACCTCAACGATTGGTTCAACCACAACCTCAGCTACTGGTTCTATCGCAGGCATAGGGATTTCAATTGTTGGCATAACAGGAGTAGCTTCCTGTACAGGTGCAGTTTCAACTTTAACTTCAGTTGGTTTAGTTCCAATGCCGAAAAGGCGTTTAATGTGTTTAATCATAGAGACTCCTATTATAGAAATGTATAGGTATTTAGGCGCCAAAAAAAAGGGACCCGAAGGTCCCTTTTTGAAGTGCCCCTCTTATTGGGGGCTTACTCGATTACATCAAGTTCTTAACTGCGAACAGGCGGTAGTAAACGTTAGATTGAGAATCTAACAAACCTTTACCTTGAGTTAGACCTTCAGCAAATGGGTTTGCAACCATGCCGTAACGAGTCTTGAAACCAATCTTTGGTTGGAATGTGAACTGGTCAACTGCACGAACCATTTGTAGAGGAACGTATGGGCAGTAGAATAGACCAGCGTCATAAGGAGAAGAACCCTTATAACCAACAGTAACCAATTCTTGGTTAGATGTGTAACCACCATAGTATGGATCGATGTACACTTTGATACGACCGTGCAACATACCTGCGAAGGTGTTACCAGTGTCATCAACTTGCAAGTCAGCTTGTAGAGCAGGAGTGTAAGACAACACACCAGCCATTGCCATAGCGGAAGCAACGTCTGAAGAAACGATCAGAACGTTACCTTTGCCACGACGTGTTTGCTTTGCAATAACGTTAGCATCACGTTCGATTTGGAAAATCAAACCTTTGAAACGCTCAACAGACCAACGACCGTTAGAGTCTGTGTCTAGGTCAAAGTAACCAGCAGTAGTAGTACCGTACTGAGCACCAATCTTAGCAGTGTTGTACACTGTGCGGATAACTTCACGGTTAATTTCAGCAAGAATCTCTGTAGACAGAATGTTTGACAATTCTGTTTCAGCATCAAGACCGTGAATTGCTTTCAAGTCTTGTGCAAGTTCTAGAGAGTACTCAGCTTTCAACGCACGGCTTTGAGCAGTAACAGTAACTTTCTCAATTGAGAATGCCATTTGTTGGAATGCTGGGCCGCTTTCTGAACCTAACAACTCAGCAGTTGATGTAGGCATAGCAATACCAGATGTAGTATTAGCAGAACCAGAAGCGTTGATTTGGAACCATGTGTTAGCGTCAGAGGAGTTTGTACCTGTGAAACCGTATGGGTTAGCAGATGAGTTAACACCAGAGAAAATAGTGTTAGCTTCATTGTAGAATGCTTCAGCATTTGTGTTAGCTTGAGCATTGTAACGGGCACGCATTGCGAAGATTAGACCTGTAGGTCCAGTCATCGGTTGAACGCCAGCGATGTCATAGGCGATCAAGTTAGGCAATGAACGGCGAACCAAAGAGATCAAGATTGGGTCGAAGTTGGAAACACCACCAGCAACGTTAGTTGGACCAGTGTCAGAAAGTGTTTCGTTCAACATTCTAGCGTCTTGACGCATAGCTTGGTGTTGGTTTTCCAAAACAAGTGCTGTAACAGCTTTCTTGTATGGATCAGCAATGGAAGCTAATTCTGGATGTTCCAGAACTGGTTGCCATTTTTTTTGTAGTTCTTCAGTCATAAACATGTTAGTGTTCTCCTTATTTTTGAAACTGTAATTTATTTATTATTTAAGTGATTTAGAAATCACGTTTGCATATTGTTCCATCAAAGGATCAGCAGACTTTGTAGTCTTCTTTTCTTCTTCGATGTGGACTTCATCATCCAAAGCAGAATTGTTTGCAACTTTAACATCTGATCTAAAGAAATAAGATTCAACTAGAGTAGATAGTTTTGTAGCAAATTCTTCTTCAGTAGTAAATTCCACACCCTCTGCGAGTGATTTTAATTTTTCTACTTGAGTTTGCGTTAGGCCTTCACACACTGCGTAGATAGCCTCAAATTTTTTGTGTTCGTTCAAT